TTAGTCGATCGTGGACCGTTTCGGCGTGCAGCGCTTAAGCGCTACATCTCCCAAATGTCATCACCGAACCCGCGCGGAATATTTGATGACAACGTGGCTCAGATCTTAGAGCAACAAGGATTTAGCTGGGAGGAAGATCCTCGCTCAGTTTATGATCCTGAGCAATTGTATAGCGCCTTGACTCGCTATGCGACAGATTGGAAACAGTTTGAATCATTTGACGACTCATTAGAGTACGGGTTTCGAAAGGCTTTTAAAATATTTTCGAGACTCAAAGGCGACATGATACTACAACCTTTGACAGATGATGAAGTTGTTTCAAGGGCACTTAAGTTGAGCAAGTCAGCTGGTTTACCGCTGATGACTTCGAAAGAAGAAAGTTTGACTTATAGCTTTGATCGTGAATCTCAGATTCGTAGAGGGATCAAAGCGCCTAACCCTTGCGTTGCTTACAAAAGGACGCAGAAAGGCAACAAGACTAGACTCGTATGGGGCTATCCACTTGAGATGACCATCATGGAGGCAAGATTTGCAAGACCACTGATTCAGCGGTTCAAGCGTCATGCTACACCCATGGCATTTGGTATGTCTAAGTGTGAGCTTGGAGCTAAGCTTTATGCTTACTTCAAGAATCAGCCCGGAAGGACAGTGTGTCTTGATTACAGTAAGTATGATAGTACATTGTCTGCATCAATGATCCGCCAGGCTTTTAGAGTCTTAGCGACTTGGTTCTCTGAAGAGGACAGAGACCGCCTTGGTTGGGACATTATCGTGGAGTATTTTGTATCCACCCCTATTGTGATGCCGGATGGACATCTCTACACCGGAAAGCGTCATGGGGTACCTAGCGGTAGTTACTTCACGCAGATGATCGATTCGATCTGCAATGTAGCTTTGTGCTATGCTTTACAGCATGCGTGCGGAGTGAAGTTTAATGATCGGAGTTTGTACGTACTCGGCGACGATGTTATCGTACAAGTCACTAGTCCTGTTGAACTTGATAGGTGGTCGGATCAGTTAGCATCTTGGGGACTCATCTTACATGGTGAGGACAAAACAGTTGTTGATGAAATCCACTTCCTTGGGGCATTCTGGGAAAAGGGAAAGCCAGACGCACCAATTGATGAGTTAGTTAAGAAAGCATGCTTTCCTGAAACTTACAGGGAATATCAGGGAAAACCTGATAGCGGTGCTCTTAGCGTGCTGAGGTCTTATGCCTCAAACTACTTATCAGCCTACAGGTTATTACCTCGCAGATCAACTCACATGCGGAATATTGATTATCCTTACCGGGACGATGAATATTTGCGACCTGAGTATCTCTCAGGAAGTGATCGTTACTTCATGGAGGAGCGGACCTTAGACAAGTTCACTCATGATCGAGGACCTGAGCCGACTTTATCTTACCGGATATTGTTATAGCAGACGACCCCACCGGGAAGAATGCTGGCTTTGAGAAAAGTGCGTAACGAGCGCGCGGTCACTGAAGGGTG